TATATCGTAAATTTGAAGATAAAGGTGTTTCACTTCGTTCATTCTGTACAAATAATAATGCCGCTTATGTTGCTGTAGAAGATACTTATGGTAATCATAGTTACAATGGTCATGCTAAAAAAGATCATAAATATAGAAATGACATGACTAACTTTGGTATTTTGATGGAAATTAATGGAATTTCAAATCCATTTGAATGGTCAAGAGAGGTTGTTAGTAAATTACAATTTGATGGTACTGGTTTATATTACTCACCTACTCGTATTCCATCAACAACATCTGAGGGTGAAAAAGTTACTACATTTCAAATTAATACTTTAAAAGGTGTTAAAGAAATTATGGGTGGATATTGGAATTATATAGAGGATTTTATTGAGGATATGAAAAAAGTATTCCCAACACTTGGAGATGATTGGGGTGTTTATATTCCTGAAGTAAAATATTTGTCTCCTGAACCATTAGTTTATCATAGTGACTTAGCTCTTATTGAATATCCAGATGTACATTTTGTAGGTGATGCTTTATCAGCTCGAGGTATTACAGTTTCAGGTGCACAAGGTATTTTATCAGTAGGAAAATTAATAAGCAAAGAATGTCCTTGGGATAATATTCAAGGTGATATCATTAATTGGAGATAATGTTTGGCTTTTTGTAAAAAATATGTTATATTAACAGCATGAATGATAAGAATAGATTTCAACCAAGTAAAAAATTAACTAAAGCAGATGGTACTGTAGCATATGTTTGGGAAGGTAAATTACATAATTGGGAAGGTCCTGCTTTAATACCTGAAGGCGATAACCGTAAACGTGAATATCATATTCATGGAATTAAGTATACTGAAGATGGATGGAAAGAAGCAAGACGTAATCGTGAAGGTTTACCTTGGTATAAAACAGCAATGGGTCAAGCAGGTCAAAATAGAAACTAATATGAAAATAGGATTATGTGGAACAATGAGTGTAGGTAAAACTACATTGGTAAATGCTTTAAAAGAATTACCTGAATTTAAAGATTATAATTTTGCTACTGAACGTTCAAAATACTTACGTGACTTAGGTATTCCATTAAATACTGATTCAACATTAAAAGGTCAATTTATATTTTTAGCAGAACGTTGTGCTGAATTATTGAATGAAAATATTATTACAGATAGAACTGTGATTGATGTTATGGCATTTTCTAAATCAGCTAACTCAATTGATTATTATGATGCTGAAGCGTTTTGTGATGCTGCTGGTAAATTAGTAAGTGAGTATGATTATATTTTTCATGTATTAGCAGATGGTGTTGAAATGGAAGATAATGGAGTTCGTGAAACAGATTTAAAATATAGAGAAAACATTGCAGGCATAATTCAATTATTACTTTACAGAAATAAACATAAAATAAAAAATCTAGTTGAACTATCAGGTAGTACTGAAGAACGTATTATAAAAATGAAAAAAACAATTTTTGGTTAATATTTATGGGTATGAAATTATCTGAATTAAAAAAGCAAATCAAAGATAACATATACGAACTTTTATCAGAAGAACCAGTAGAAGAAGGTACTTATGTAGGTGCTGGTGCAACTGTTGCTTTGCAAAAAGATCCTAAATTCGCAGCTGCTAAAGATAAAGCCACTGCTTTAAATACTTTAAAAGCAGGAGGTAGTGTTACTTTAGAAGAAGAAGAAGATGATAAAGAACCTACTAAAGCTGAACTTGAAAAAGAAAAAGTAAAAGGTGCTCCTTCTAAGTTTAAAGTCCCAACAGACCAATTTGAAGACTTTAAAGACAAGTTAAAAACTTTAGTTAAAAAAGTAAAAGATATGGAAAAAGGAGCCGAGCGTGATAAAAAAATGGCTGCTTTGAAACAATTTATTAAGAAACCAGAATTAATTAAAGCGTTTAAAGAAAGAGACGTTAAAATTGATACCGGTGGATTAATCGGATAATATGAAAAACTTTTTATTAACACTAGTTGCGGTTGTTTTAATAGGCATTATAGTCTATGGGTTATTTAATTACAAACAAAGCTATTCTTCAGATAAAGATAAACAATATCAAAGAACTATAGATTCTTTAGCAATTGAAATTGGAAAAAAAGATTCAACTATTTCAACTTTAGATTCTACTAGAGCTATTTTAGATTCTTTAATTTTAGTTAATAAAAATAAATTAAAAGAAACTGCTAAAGAAGCAGCTAAATATAAACAAGAATATGAAAAAGAACGCGACCGCCTTAATAATATGTCTGATGATGATATCATCAGCACTTTCACAACAGCGTTTAAGTGATTCAACTGTAATAGTTCCTATTAAATCCTTAAAAAATGCTTTATTGGTAAAAGCTGATAGAGATAATCTTAAAAAAGAATTAAAAGTATCTCGTGACTCTATCACTACAATGGGTACAGTAATTCATTTTCAAGACAGTGCTTTGTTTGTATGTGATACTACTAGAACTGTTTTAGAAAGTAAAATAGGAGATTTAAAAGGTACTATCAAAGCTAAAGACGGACAAATTGAAGAAAGAAATAAAAAAATATCTGATCTTGAAGGCAAACTTAAAAAAGTAGTTGTTGCTTTAGCATTAGCAAGTATAGGTTTTGTTTTAGCTATTTTATGAGTGAAAATGTAAATTTAAAAGAAGTTATAAGGCAGGAGTACATTAAGTGCTTAAATGATCCTGCCCACTTTATGAGGAAATACTGCCACATCCAACATCCTCAACGTGGTAGAGTATTATTTAATTTATATCCTTTCCAAGATAAAGTATTACATTTATTTAGAGATAACCCATACTCAATTGTATTAAAATCAAGACAGTTAGGTATCTCAACACTAGCCGCAGGTTATTCTTTATGGTTAATGTTATTCCATAAAGATAAAAACGTACTTTGTATTGCGACTAAACAAGAAACTGCTAAAAACATGGTTACAAAGGTTAAGTTTATGTTTGATAACTTACCTTCATGGCTTAAAATACCAGCAGATGAACACAACAAATTAACACTTAGATTAAGTAATGGATCACAAATTAAAGCCACTTCAGCATCAAGTGATGCAGGTCGATCAGAAGCAGTATCTTTGCTGATTGTCGATGAGGCAGCTTTTATTGAACAAATTGGAGAAATATGGGCATCAGCACAACAAACATTAGCTACAGGTGGTGGAGCAATTGTACTTTCAACACCGTATGGAACTGGAAACTGGTTCCATAAAACATGGGTAGCAGCAGAATCAGCAGACAATGACTTTTTACCTATCAAATTACCTTGGTTTGTTCACCCTGAACGAGATGAAGCTTGGAGAAAACGTCAAGATGAACTATTAGGAGATCCTAGATTAGCATCTCAAGAGTGTGATTGTGATTTTAGTACATCAGGAGATATTGTATTTTATAATGAATGGTTAGATTTTATTAAAGAAACAACAATACAAGAACCAGTTGAAAGAAGAGGAGCTGACCAAAATTTATGGATATGGGAACCTGCAGATTATACACGTGAGTATATGGTAGTAGCAGACGTAGCTAGAGGTGATGGTAAAGATTTCTCAACTTTTCATGTGATGGATATAGCAACTAATACTCAAGTTGCTGAATATAAAGGACAAATGTCACCTAAAGAATTTGGGTATTTTATAGTAGCTATTGCTACTGAATATAACCAAGCTCTTTTAGTAATAGAAAATGCATCTATTGGATGGGCTACCATAGAATCAGTATTAGAAAGAGGATATAGAAACATCTATTATTCACCTAAGAGTGATACTTTAACAGTTGATTCGTATTTTAATAAGTATGAAAACAGTGATAATGTTACACCAGGATTTACTATGTCGTTAAGAACTAGACCTTTAGTTGTAAATAAGTTTCGAGAATATGTTGGAGACAAATCAGTAACAATTCGCTCAAAAAGGTTGTTAGAAGAAATGAAAGTATTTATTTGGAAAAATGGTAGACCAGAAGCACAAATTGGTTATAATGATGACTTAGTTATGCCCTTTGGTATTGCTATGTATTTAAGAGATACATCATTAAAATTCCAACAACAATCTCATGACTTAACAAGAGCAACTTTAAATAATTTTTCAAAAGGTAACACTGGATTTTCTGGTGTGTATGGAGGCAACAATGTTCCTAATCCTTATTCGGTTCAAACAGGTAACGGAAGCGAGGACATCAGTTGGCTTTTATAATATTTATAACAAACACTAATGGCAAACACTAATTTATTTACACGTCTTCAAAGATTATTCTCTACTGATGTAATTATCAGGAACCAAGGAGGTAATGAGTTGAAAGTTTTAGACGTTGATAGTATACAACGCTCAGGAGATGTAGCGACAAATTCATTAATGGATAGGTTTAATAGAATTTACTCTCCGGCAGCTTCATCTTTATATGGACAGCAAGTAAATATTAATTATCAATACCTAAGAACGTTTATATACTCGGACTATGATGTAATGGATAATGATGCTATTATTGCTTCAGCACTTGATATTATATCAGAAGAATCTACCCTTAGAAATGAAATGGGTGAAGTATTGCAAATTAGATCTAATGATGAGGATGTACAACAAATACTTTATAATTTATTTTATGATGTATTAAATGTTGAATTTAACTTATGGTCTTGGATTCGCCAAATGTGTAAATATGGTGACTTTTTTCTTAAATTAGAGATTGCTGAAAAATTTGGTGTTTATAATGTTATTCCTTTTACTGCTTACCATATTGATAGACAAGAAAATTATGATAGAGAACATCCAAATGCTGTAAGATTTAAATATTCACCCGAAGGCATATATGGAGGTAGTTCAGGATACTATCCTACACCTAACTTAAATGCTCAAAGAGATGAAAAAAATATTTATTTTGAAAACTATGAGATGGCACATTTTCGTTTAATGACGGATGTTAACTATTTACCTTATGGTCGTTCATATTTAGAGCCTGCTCGTAGAATTTATAAACAGTATGCATTAATGGAAGATGCTATGTTAATTCATAGAATTTCTCGCTCACCAGATAGACGTATATTTTATATTAATGTTGGTTCTATTCCTCCAAATGAAGTAGAAAATTTCATGCAAAAAACTATTTCTACTATGAAACGTACTCCATTAATGGATGAAAAAACAGGTGAGTATAACTTAAAGTATAACCAACAAAATCTAATGGAAGATTATTATATTCCTGTTAGAGGTAATGATAATTCAACTAAAATTGAAAACTTAGGCGGATTAAATTATGATGGTATTGCTGATGTTGAGTACTTAAGAAACAAATTGTTCGCTGCTCTTAAAGTACCTAAAGCATTTATGGGTTATGATGAAAATTTACAAGGTAAAGCTACATTAGCAGCGGAAGATATTCGCTTCGCTCGTACAATTGATAGACTACAACGTATTATACTTTCAGAACTATATAAAATTGCTTTAGTACATTTGTATACACAAGGTTATACAGCTGATAGTTTAACTAATTTTGAGTTATCATTAACTACTCCTTCTATTATTTATGATCAAGAACGTATCGCTTTAATGAAGGAAAAAATGGATTTAGCGGCTCAAATGCTTGAAACTAAATTAGTTTCTTCTGACTGGATTTATGAAAATGTATTCCACTTCAGCCAAGATCAATATGAGGAAATGAGAGATTTAATTGCTCAAGACCAAAAACGAGCCTTTAGATTTAAACAAATAGGTGAAGAAGGAAATGATCCTTTAGAAACAGGCAAATCATATGGTACACCACATGACTTAGCTTCACTATACGGTAGAGGAAGATACTCAGCTAATGAGTTACCTGATGGATATGATGAAAAAGCACCATTAGGTAGACCAAAAGAAAAAGTATCTAATATTAATACGCAAGATAACGCGTTTGGTCGTGATAGATTAGGTAGAGATGCTATGAAAAATGACGACCAAGAAGGATACGGTAGACCTAAAAAAGATGTTTCACCATTGGCTTTAGAAATTAAAGCAAAGAATAAAACATTATTAGAGTCTTTAGATAAAAAAATTGTATTTAATAAATTTAATAGTGGAGAATCATTATTAGATGAGTCTAACTTAAAAGAATAAAAATCTTTATATATTTATAACAAAAACTAGGAATGAATATTAAACATTCTAAATATAAGAATACGGGACTTTTATTTGAACTTTTGGTTAGACAAATTACCGCAGATACTTTATCAGGTAAGGATTCTAAAGCAACAGGCATATTAAAGAAATATTTTGTTAAAACAGAGTTAGGTAGAGAATATAAACTATATGAATCCTTATCTAAATACAAACATATTACTGAAGGTAAAGCCGAAACCGTAATTACTACTTTAATTGAATCTTCTAAAGATTTAAATAGAGGTGCTTTAAAAAGACAAAAATACAATCTAATTAATGAAATTCAGAAGTATTATAATTTAGAAGAGTTTTTTAAAACTAAATTACCTAATTATAAAGCTTATGCTTCATTATATACATTAATAGAAGTGTATAACAGTGAAAACTTATCTAATCCTGATCAAATTATTTCTAACAAAATTGCTTTATTGGAACATTTGTCTTCTAAACAAGTTCAAAAACAAAAAGTAGAAGATGATTTAATGACAGAATTTCAGTCATACGATAAAGATCTTAGAATTTTAACATACAAAGTAATGTTAGAAAAATTCAATGGTAAATATGCTGATTTAAACGATAATCAAAAATCAGTTTTAAGAGAATTTATCAACTCAGTTGATTCAACCCCAAAACTAAGAGAATTTTATAATTCTAAAATAGAAGAAATTAAGTTACATTTAACTGAATTAACTTCTAAAGTTGCAAACAAAGCTACTAAAATTAAGTTACAAGAAATAAAAAATATTATCACTCCTTTAGATAAAGTATCTAAAATTGGTAATGATGATTTGGTTAACCTTTTACAATATTACGAATTATTAGAAGAATTAACTAAAATACATGGGTAATTTTAAATATAAATTAGGTGAAGCTAAAGAAATCCTTAAACCAAAGGAGGTTGACCCTGCTTTAATTAAAAGATTAGAGACCCAATACGGTCCTGTAGATATGGAAAATGATTTCTTTTCCTCTGACTTAAAAACTTATTTTAAAACTACTAGTGTAGATCCTGAAACTGGATCTGTTAATAGTAAAATTATTAAGTTAGCTAGTTTTACAGATTCATTAGAAAAATTATATAATGCCACTAATGCTTTATCAGCTCTAGTTAAATCTCCAGGAGGAAAAGATGATGCTATAGTAATAAAAGTATATGATAATTTAAAGCAAGTATTTAATAGTTTTAGAACACATCTGCGTAAATACTATCCTGATCAATATGCTGCTATTAAAGATAAATTAGATGAAATGTCTTCTGTAGGTGGTGG